GGTCCGCATCTGCAACCAGAAGGGCATTCATGACACACGTGTTTTCCGCCTTTTTTATTTTGCTTTTTATTTTTTAAATAACAGTTTCCAGGACAGTTGTGTCCGCAATCGCAATTAGGTCCGCATCTGCAACCGGGAGGGCATTCATGACACACGTGTTTTCCTCCCATTTTTTTTCCTCCGCGCTTTACTCTTCTCGTTTTTCCACCTAAAGTTCGTTTTGATTTAGAACACCCCCTCATATTCCATAATTTTTGTGTTTTTTTTGCCTTTGAGCGTTTAATACTTTTTCCCATATATACTAACTAAAGAAATTATTCAATATCAACGTGAGTAAGCATATGTCTCCGGCAACACATTTTATTTAGCCCCAAATCATCCAATACCTCACCCTCTGGTGTTTTTTCACTAAATTCCTTTGTTAGATATACGACTTTATCAATATCCATATCCTTTGCCAATTTTCTCTTTCTGACTTCTTCTAAATAGTAACGATATTTGTCAGCAATTACTGTGCCGCATGTAAAACATTTAACTGGGATTATCATTCCTTATACTAGATTGTTATAATTTATTTATGTTCTTTTTAACAAATCAATTTTTATTTTTATATTTATTGTTTATTGTTTATTGTTTATTATTTATTGTTTATTGTTTATTGTTTATTGTTTATTGTTTATTGTTTTTAATTTTGTTTCTAGTATAAATATATGGCATCAAAAAAATCAAAAGGAAACCCTGTTCAAGGACACGGAGAGGCTTGGGAAAAAGAAATTTTACAAACAGTTTATGGAGTATATCCTGAGTCAGGAATATCTTACACATCTATTCACGATGTCCCAAAAGAACTTAATCAAAGAACTGGAAAAAATGTGAGTATTAAATGCAGTGGTTCAAAAACTGTATGTTTCGGAGACGCATCTAGAATTGTTGAAACATTGGGCAAAAATTCACCGTTAGAAGTAATTGTTGTTAATTATAAACAAGCAGGTGATACCAAACAAATTCAACAAGTTGATCGGTTAGATTTCTCTTCATTGGGACCCGCGTTACTCGGGGGAAATTTAGAACAAACAAAAAATAGAATTGAAAATTTAAAGGAAATGATGAAAACTGGAAATCCTTTATATAAATCAGCATCAAAGGCACTGCAAAAAGAAATGGCTAGCAACGGATCTTATTTTACAATCAATCCAAAAGTTGGTAATCCTGAGAAAAAACGTGCAGGCAGAGTTCAAATTAGTATATCTGCCAAAAATATGGGTAAATTGGTAAAAGACCATCCAGAAATGGTGTTAGAATCTGCAAGATGTTCTGTTCATGGTTGCAATTTAACGGAATCATTGGTATCTGGAAGACGCACTTTCGGAACAAAAAAGAAAAAATCTAGCAGTGATTCTGGTAAAGGGCTTGGTAAAAAAGGCAATAAAAAAATTACAAGAAGAAATCTAAATAAACTATCTTTATCAAAAGATACGTTATCTAAGGTGGAAGAATTATTGCGCATGTAAATTACTTCGGGCAACCATTTCCATAACATTTATTTTGGTAATAGTAATTATCTATCGCAATTGGTTTCCCATTAGCATCGGTTTTATATGTGGGACCATTTGAATCACCAGCAGAACATTTTTTACCATTTACAAAAACGCAGCAGTTACTTGTTTTGCAATTTTTTGAAGTTAAACGCTCGCATGCACCTTCCAATTCACTTGTATTTCCTTCAAATTTTTTACAAAAACTAACTGCCATGTCTGATAAATTGCTATCTAAACCTTCAATATTGTTATTATTTTTATTTTTATTATTTCTATTTGAAAAATTATATATAAAAATAATTGATACTACAATTATTATTGGTATATATGATTTAATATATTTTGTGAAAAACGCCTTCATAAAATATATCAATATTATTTAATTATTTAATTAATTTTTCTTCTAGTTTTTATTGTTTTTATTGCTTCTTGTTTTTTTATTATGCTTCTTTTTGCGAGTAATTTTACGCTTTCTTGTTCTCCCACCACCCATGCTTGCAGGTGCTTCAGCTACGGGGGTTATTTTAACACATACATTTGGAGAAGTTACGTTTGTAAATGGGTCTTCAAGTTTTCCTTGCATTGGTAATGGACCAGTAATATCAAACTTAACAGCAGATTCCATCAATTTATTAAATGTTTCTTGAGTCATTCTAATATCTTCTTCAACATCTTTTGGGGTGTTTATTCCAGCACCCGTTCTACTACCAAACATTCCTCCTTTTAGAGGTTGTTCTTCAACAACTGGTTTTAATCGCGCAGTATTTAAATCAAAGAAAACTACACTGTATTGTTTTTTTACACAATCATATATAATTAAACGACTTTCTGTGCTTTTAGTTGCAGTTCGCTGAATTTCTGCTGCAGTTACAGTTGATTTTAAAAATTTTGCAATATCTACCGCACTTCTATACAAAATATTCAAATAAATTGTGTGCTTTAATGGATTTGGTAAATATGTGCGCCCCTTTTTGTTGGAACAGTCAAGGTCTTGGTCATAATTTACTCCTGGTTTTCCAATAGTGATTTTATACAATCCATTGCAATCTTCCGAAACTAATTCTCTCAAGTTTTTTTTAACAGATGCGCTGTCTGAACACGGATGTGCAAAATATGATGCCTTGAAAGGCATGGATGGCACAGGATCACCTCTAGTAGTAATTCTTAAAAATGTAATATCCTTTTTTTCAACGTAATTGCAAAATAATTCACTAATATCATTATTGACGCATCTTGGCGAACCTAAACTTACGCAACATATTTTACTTGTTAATACGTTATACGGGGATGCATTATATGGAGCAGTTGTTCTAATATTCATCCAAACATATGCAAAAATTGTAGAAAGTGCTCCACCAAGTGAATGACCAGTTGTAAAAACCTTAATAGAATCGGGTGTTGTTGCATTTAAATGATTTATAGCCAAATAGCGACATGCTTCAATAATTGCATGAATGGAATCCGTTAATAATTTAAAAATGCCATACAAATAGGATTCTCTCTTTCCTCCAGAATTTCCAACATAAAGTGGAACAAGAGACGTTGGTTTCGTATAAGCACCAGCAGTTTTACCGCTATACGTCCCTCTAAACACAACCCACATGCATGTAGGCATTCTTTTATCAGCAAGAACATATATTTCCCCATAATTTGATGTTGCTATAGAAATATACTTGACATTTCCGTATGCACTTCGTTGTTTGTCCTCCTCTGGAGTTAATTCGTATGTTTCTGAAACTTCCCCATTTATCATATTAATTTTTTTAGCCATGTCATCAAACGCAATGAATTTTTTACCTCCAAATGTAAAGAGTGGAAGGTTTAACGGATTGTTGGTTAAATCAAATACTTTTTCGTCATCTAATATTTCAGGAATATCAGTTATTGAATTTATTGCAGATAGAATAGGTAATTGAATAATTGGGCCTATAATTTTATTGTATTGTTCTAAAAAATTCTTATCACTAAAATAAGCAAATCTTGATAACACTGCTGAAAAAAAAGAAATAAAATGAACGTTGCCATAATTTTTTGCACCGCCATCTATATTCTTTGTTGTTTTTGAAAAAAACGGCATTATATTATATATATTTATAGATATATATTTTTTATTACAGTGCCCTTATTTGTTTTTACCTTTTTATGCATTGTTTTTTCCTGATGAATTTTATCATGACACCTTTCACACAACGTCATCAAATTTGCTACATGATTTTTATGAAATGATTCACATCCTCCTCCTCCTCCTCCTCCTACTCCTTTGAGTCCTCCTACTCCTCCTTCTCCTCCTCCTCTTGATTTTTGCATTATGTGTCCATTCTCATTTGCTATATTTTGATGTTGCAAATGATGAACCTCTTTACCTGGTTCCAAACCACACAACTCACACAATCCTACAACCTTTCTACTATTGAAATGAGATGTTTTGAGAGAAAGAATACTCGCCGAAACAGGATGATATTTCATTCTAATATTGTGAGCTGCTTCAATAAAATCGGCTGGCAAATTTAATGACTTACATACTTCAAGGCCATACATGTTATCACCAGGACCATCTTTTATTTTTCTATCATATACCAATAAATCCTTTGATCTATCATATATAACGGCCATGTGTTTCAATACAACTGTTTCCAGCTCACATATTTCTTCATAATTAATAATTTCATGAAGATGCGTGGCGAATATAAAACTGCTCTTTTTTGCATGTAATTGTTGAATACCTGCGACAAAAATACTAGTTGCTGATATGCTTTCAGTTCCAGAGCACAATTCATCACCAAGAACTAAACTATGTTCATTTGTTAGACGCAATATTGTTCGCAATTCATACATTTCAACTGCAAATGACGACAAATTTCTAAACATGTTATCGTTCCCCAAAATTCTTGTAAAAATATATTGATATGGATTAAATTGAAATGATGAACAAGGAACATATAAACCGGCTTGTGCCATTACAACTGCAATTCCAAGAGCTCGTATCAGACTTGTTTTCCCAACCGCATTCGTTCCATATAATAAAACACCATCCACAACATTATTACCCAAGTCAATGTCATTTGTAACATATAACTCATTTTGTTGCAAATGCTCTATTAAACAGTGTCGCAAGTCCTTTGCATTTACATATGATTTATCAGAACTAACAATCTCAGGTTTGCAATAATTAAATGTTCTTGCAATATTGGCCTTGGTAAAAATCAAATCCACATTCGTTATAAATTCAACAATGTCATGAATATATGATTGATATGCATCCATTTTATCCAATATTTTGTTAAATACACATGTAATCAAATCCTTCATTTGTATTTTAACGCATGACATTGATTTGCATAATTCTGTAATATCTGCATTTATAATAGAATCATTTGCAGCCGTTTGTGGCGATAAAAACAGGTTATCAAATAGTTTTAACCGGAATGTTGAAGTAATAGTTCCATCTTCACTTAATATATATTTCAGAAGAACTCCCTTTTCTATTTCCTCTTTATTTGTAGTTTTATTTACAAGCCCTTTTAGATTATTGCATCTACGTTTTGTAGCTACTAGACTAAAACTATTTTTTTCAGTTTCGTGTAATTTTACATAATCTGTATTTTTTTCAGCGGATTTTATTTTCTTTTCATAATTAACAATATTTTCGTTAAAATAAATGCGAATGGACTCCAATTTACTACTTGATACCAATAATAATTGTTTTTTTGCGTCCAAATCAGAATCTACGCCATTTTTAATAAAATTTATCTCAAATTGTTGTGTTGTTTCAATATCTTCGCACAAAGATAAAACCAAATTATTTTCTAAAAATTGAATCATTTCATCACAATACGCTGATATTTTTGAACAAACCTCTGGATTCATTCTTTCATTCAAGTAGGCAAGTATTGTTTTATCTTTTACAAGGGTTGCGTATATTTCTTTATTGACTTTTAAATTGTTATAAAATTGGTGAAGTGTTTTGGGTGAGATTTTTTTCATCACAAGTTGCCTGCTAATTTTTGCAATGTCCTTCATAGACATTAATTTATTTTTTAATGAACCATCACTGCTAGGATATGTGGCTAATATGTGAGCAGTAATATTGTATTCTTCATTCAAATACGTTGCATTTGTAGTTGGATTTAATAAACAATGAGAGAACTTGCGCCTTCCCATTGGCGTAACACAAAGATTTAATAGTTTTTCAACAGATGAACATTTTCCATTGTATGTTCCGTCGTCTATAATATTTAATTGTTTTAAAGAATGGTTTGCAAGTATTAGTCTATCGGAAGAATTGTCAAATATAGGTTCTTTTAACTTATTCACTAAATTCGGATTGTGTTGATAAACAAAATCAAGCAAATAACAGAATGCTTGGGTTGCAATTGTGTTATCATAAAAATTTTGAGAGAAAACGTCAAAATCTGATATCTTGAAAAACTTTTCAAGGACGAGTTTTTGATAATTTTGTTTTTCACAGTTAATTGCTCGCTTTGCATTCTCAGTTTGATGGCAAGTGCTTATCTTGTGAATAGATTTGCATTGTATATTTCCATAATTAATGACATCATCCATTTCTTTATCACTAATATTTCCAATAAGAATAGCTTCACTTGGAATATAAATAGAATTAAATCGGTCTAATTCATCAAACGTTGTGGGGTTCAACAAATACAATTCATTAAATTCAAAAATAGTGGTTTTACCGGTATAAATATCAATATTTGCAATGCCTACATGGATTTGTTTGTCTTTAGTTCTTATGTTA